CTATCTATGCTGCTTCTAACGTAGTGCGTGCTTATACTCGTGCTTTAGGTGGTTTCCAATCTGGTGGACAAGGTGCTGCTGGTTTTGAGAACAAAGGAAACAACCAATCTTTAGGTTCTTTATTCTTTGATGGTATCCCAGTAATTCCTTGTAGAGGTGCTGCTGATGATATGATTATCGCTGCTGAAAAGTCTAACCTTTTCTTCGGTACTGGTATCTTAAGTGACCTTAACGAAGTAAGAGTTATTGATATGGCTGAAACTGATGGAAGCCAGAATGTTCGTGTAGTGATGAGATTTACTGCTGGCGTACAATACGCTCAAGTATCTGACATCGTTTACAGAACTGTATAATAATTAATTAATCAACGTAGAAAGGGGTGGGGCAATTTACCCTACCCTTTTTTATTTAAAAAAACTATAAAAATATGGCTTGTTCATTAACAACTGGTAGAAAAGTACCTTGCAAAAGCGCAGTAGGTGGTATTAAAACTATTTACTTTGCTGACTTTGGTACTTTAGGAGATGCCACAATAGCTGCTGGAGAGATTACTGCATTTAGCGGAACTCCAGATTGGTTTCAGTTTGATGTTAAGGGGAACTCATCTTTAGAAACTGCTATCAATTCTTCTCGTGAGAATGGTACAACTTTCTATGAGAGTACACTTAACCTTACACTTACATTCCAAGACAAAGCGACACAAGAGGAACTTAAACTAATTGCACACGCAAGACCACACATCGCAATAGAGGACTACAACGGTAACTATTTCGTTATGGGATTAGAACACGGTGCTGATGTAAATGGTGGTACTATTGTAACTGGTGCTGCAATGGGAGATTTAACTGGGTACACAATCACAGCGGTAGCGCAAGAAACTGCACCGCCTTACTTTGTGACTGGGTCAGTAATTACTGCTGATGCATCTGCTTCACAAATAGACCCAACTGCATAATCACAATTAGGGTTTTAAATTTAGGGTTATCTTAACGGATAGCCCTTTTTTTATGCCTTACAATACAAAATAAATTAGTTTTGTTTATATATTAATATGAAGCTAATAGGCACAAACGGAAATAAGACCTTTAAGATAATACCAAGACAATATATTAATGGTGGTATAACAGTAAATCTTACAAGCGAAAGTACTGGTACAAACGTAAACTTAACTCCTACTGCATCAACTGATGGCAACTATATGAGTTTTGATGCGGTTTTTGGAACGCTAACAGAAGGCGATTTTTACATATTAGAAGTTAAGAACGGAACTGCGGTAATATACAAAGACAAAGTATTTTGCACAGACCAAACAATAAACCAAACTACTAACGACTACTACTCTATTAATAAAGATGAGTATGTACAAGAAGATAGTTTTGATAACGATTATATTATATTATGAACGATTTAAGAGTAGTAAATTTAAGCACCTACACAAGCCCACAAATTGTAGAGAAAAGCAACAAGGAATGGGTTAGCTATGGCGCAGACAACAATTACTTCGCATACCTAATAGACCGATACAATGGTAGCCCAACAAACAACGCTATTATTAACGGAGTTAGCGAAATGATATATGGCAAAGGTTTAGATGCTTTAAACAGCAACAAGAAGCCAGAGCAGTACGCTAAAATGATGTCTTTGTTTCACAAGGATTGTGTGCGTAAGTTATGCTATGACCTTAAATTAATGGGTCAATGTTCTATGCAAGTTATATACTCAAAAGACCGCAAGACTGTGGCACAAGTAGAGCATATCCCAGTTGAGAACTTAAGAGCAGAGAAATGCAACGACAAAGGCGAGATAGAGGCTTACTACTATTCTGATGATTGGAGTAAAGTAAAAAAAGCAGACGATTGCACACGCATACCAGCTTTTGGTTATTCAACAGAAAACATAGAGATAGTATACGTTAAGCCTTACAGAGCTGGATACAAATACTATTCAAGCCCAGACTATCAAGGTGGTTTACAGTATGCAGAGTTAGAAGAAGAAATATCTAACTACCATTTAAACAACATCCTTAATGGACTTGCGCCAAGTATGTTAATTAACTTTAATAACGGTACTCCAAATGCAGAGGAACGTCAAATGCTTGAAAATAGAATATATCAAAAGTTTAGCGGTAGTAGTAATGCTGGTAAGTTTATATTAGCGTTTAACGACAACCCAGAGAGTGCAGCTACAATAGAGCCAATACAATTAAGCGATGCGCATAATCAATACCAATTCTTAAGTGATGAGAGTGGTAAAAAAATAATGGTAGCACATAGAATTGTAAGCCCTATGTTATTAGGTATTAAAGACAGTAGCGGTTTAGGTAACAACGCAGACGAGTTAAAGACTGCATCTATACTTATGGATAACACCGTTATTAGACCATTTCAGACACTTTTAATAGATGCCTTTGATAGTATATTAGCTTACAATAATATCTCTTTAAAACTATACTTTAAGACATTACAACCATTAGAGTTTACAGACTTAGAGAACGTAGAGGACGAAGAAACAAAAGAAGAAGAAACAGGAGTTAAGTTAGCTAAGGAATTACCAGAAGATTTAGGTAGTGATATAGCAGATGCTTTAATTGACTTAGGACAAGACGAGGAAGAGCTTTTAAGCGACTTTGACGTAATGGACGAGCGTGAGGTTAATTATGACGAAGAAGATGGCTTAGACGAGGTAATAACAGACTTAAACAAGCCAAAGAAGAAAAGCACACTTGCTAAGATATGGGAATTTGTAAGTACAGGTAGTGCGAAGCCTTTTAGAGAGAGTGAGCAAGATGGAGAAAGCAAACAAACAAAAGAAGAAGGTAATACTTTCTTAGTTAGATATATGTATTCTCCACAGAGATATAGTGCAACCTCAAGACCATTCTGTAAGAAAATGGTAGATGCTAAAAAGGTATATAGAAAAGAGGATATTATTTCTATGGACACAAAAGTAGTTAATGCTGGTTTTGGTAAAGGTGGTAGTGATACATATTCTATATGGCTATATAAAGGTGGTGCGAGATGCCAACATAAATGGCTTAGAAAGACGTATGTACGCAAAGATGGTGCAAAAGGTTTAGGAGATGCAATAACAACATCAGAGGCAAGGTCAAGAGGTTTTAAACCAGAGGCTAATGCACAAGAAGTACCTGTAGCACCTAAAGATATGAAGTATAAAGGTTATACTGCTGAGTATTGGAATAAAATAGGATTTAAGAATTAGTATGGCAACAGCATTATTTATAAACAGGACAGATTTAGTCAAGAACTCTATACTTGATGGCAATGTAGATACAGATAAGTTTATACAATTTATCAAAGTTGCACAACAGATAGACATTCAAAATTTATTAGGTACAGACTTATACAACAAAATAAGTGCAGACATTATAGCTGGTACACTAAGTGGTAACTATCTAACATTAGTAAACACTTATGTACAACCTACATTGATTTGGTTTGCACAGATGAACTATATACCATTTGCTGCTTATCAGATAAAAAATGGTGGTGTGTTTAAGCATAGTAGTGAAACAGCACAAAACGTAGATAAGAACGAAGTAGATTATTTAGTAGGTAAAGCAAGAGAGTATGCTAATTACTATTCAACAAGATTAGTAGATTATTTATGTTTTAATGACAACTTATTTCCAGAGTATAACTCAAATAGTGATGATGATATTTACCCAGATACAGACACAACGTTTAAAGGTTGGGTACTATGAGATATAAGGTAAAAGAAACAAACCTTACTAAGCTAAAGAAATATATAGAGGTCATAAAGAAACAAGTAAGCGACAAAAAAGAAAAGAATGAGCAATCCTAAATTAGCATTAATACCAAGCGGATATAACGACAGTGTAGTCTATTCTATATTGCCAAGTGATGGTAGTGGAGATTTTATTTTTGATAGAGGAGATTCAGCAACAAGAGTAAATAAGGATGGTCTTATAGAAACAGTAAGTGAAGATTACCCAAGATTAGATTGGTTAAATAGTGATTGTCCAAGTTTGTTATTAGAAAGTCAAAAAACTAATACACAAACATATTCTGAATCTTCTACTGGTAAAAGTTTAACAGGTGCTACTTTAACAAACGACAAAGCAACATCTCCTACTGGAGAATACAATGCTATGGAGTTAAAAGAAGATACAAGCACAGGTAAGCATAGATTTTTTACTGGTAATGTAAATGTTGTTGATAGCACTACTTATACATTAAGTTTTTTTGTTAAAAAAAATAGTGATAATAGATTTATATTTATAAATGCTGGTGGTTTAATAGGTGTTAGTGGCTCTTTTAATTTAGACACACAAGCAGTTACAGGAGGTGTACAATTATTTGAAACATATCCTAATGGATGGTATAGAATAGGAATTACAGAAGAAGCATCATCAGATGTTACAAATGGATATTTTGTACAGCTACAACAAGGTACAACTGATGCAAGTTATACTGGAGATGGTAGCTCTGTATTTGTTTGGGGATTACAATTTGAAGAGGGTAATTTATCAAGCTATATACCAAATCTTGCAACATTTACTACAAGAAGTGAAGAAACTTGCACAGATGCTGGAGATGCTACTATATTTAACGATTCAGAAGGTGTACTCTATGCCGAAATAAGTGCTTTAGATGATGATTTAACTTTTAGAACTATTGCTTTAAGTGATGGGACTACAAACAACAATGTTGGTTTTGGGTATAGAAATAATTCAAATGTTATATATACATTTTTAAAGTCAGATATAAATTCAGGCTCGTCAGTAACAGTTAGTAATATTACGTCATTTAATAAAGTAGCGTTAAAAATAAAATCTGGATATTATTCTATGTGGGTTAATGGAGTTGAAGTTTATACAAGTCCAACCGCATTTATATTAAGCGGATTAAATCAGTTATCATTTGACAATGGGGGTGGTGGTGCTAAATTCTACGGAAAAGTAAAAGATTTAAGATATTACGATACAGCATTAACAGATGCAGAATTAACAGAATTAACAACATAATATGGCAAACGAAATATATCATAGAAGTAATTGGGGAAATGCAGTAAATGATAAATACTGGGCAGATGTTTACGAGAAATATTCTGCTACTAATAAAATGTATATACGTTCAGACTATTACGAGAATAGCAACGAAACAGACAAACTAATGGCTGATATATACCCAAAGCCAAGTATATTACTAACACCTACTGCATACGATAATGGCTCTTTACATAGTGTTAAGCCTGTTAAAACTTTTGGTAGTGAACTTGTTACAAATGGAGATTTCGCTACAGATAGTGATTGGAATAAAACAAACGCTACTATATCTAACGGCATAGCTACTATAACAGTTACAAGTGGTAGTTATTCTGCTATTAACCAAAGCGTTACATATGTAAGTGGAAAAAAATATAGAGTTACCGCTCAAATACAAGGATTAAGCGGGTCAAGTGGTAGACAAATTAGATTTCAAGATAATAGCAATAATACAGGAGGGTTAACTTCAGTAAATGGATTGATTACACTTGATGAAACTTTGCAAAATATTGAAATTACTTGGACTGCTAATAGTAATTCAAATCATATTGTAATAGCAAGAAACACAACTGGGAGTTTTAATTACGCT